GAACCTTCGACTCCACCACACGCATGCGATACTTAGGTGTGCGCAAATCTTTGGCAACAAGATTTTTTGGCTTCGAAGATATATTATACACTTTTTATCCTTTTAGGGCAAATTTGCTTAACACGTTCTTTGCATCTGGAAAATCTTTTACATACAACTCGTCGATCGTCTCTAGAATTAATAAAATCTCCAGAGAATCCACATCGTTCATAACCTCCAGGGGCAGCGAACACTTCCAGGTATCATATTGATCTGAACTATTCATAGCCCACATTGTGTTTAACAACTCAATATGCCTAGGATGCAGATCAGTAAGAGTTATCATGCTACTTCCTTAAAGATTGCAGACCACTTTTGTAACTTCATCATCTTCTCATGCTTAGATGTCATTACAGCTGCTTCGCTAACAATCCCACTATCGATCAGCAGATCGATCATGCACATTAGATCACCGACTTCTTCCTCAAGACGCTCGCGATTATTCGCGCCATTGTAAGAAGAATCAAATCCAAATCTGAAACATTTACTTATTGCTTGCGTAACTTCAGCGCACTCTTCTTGTGCGATCAACATCACTTCTTTTTGCATTTCATTCATATTAACTCCAATCTTTCTTATCACCAAACTTCTCATTATACTCATAACCAGCGAAATAAGCACGCAGTTCGTACATGCTCATATCTTTGGACTCAACTCGTTTCCCAACATAACTACCCTCTGGGTAGTAGTGTGGGTTTTCAGCACGACGGTAGTAACTGTCAGCCGAACCACGATCAAATGGGGTTCCATGACTAGTGTCAAACTTTTCACCACGAAATTCAATTGTTCTCATATTCACTCCTATTAGCCATACATTGTTGTTCAAGTTGCAACTCATTTAACTTCTCTTCGTATTCATCAACTACTGCATCTATTGCCTCGGATGTGTAGTTCTGGTTTGAATCCAAAAGAGATACATAAAACCAGTAATTCAGATCAGAGACAGACATTACACACTCTCTTTCATTTCAATTTTATTCCAACCGAAGTTGGCACACACAAACGTCTCATCAGTTTCCAGGTTATGGACGATGTCACCTACTGACAGGCTATGCATTTCACCGACCACTTCAATCAAACTTGCATCTTCATCACACACAAAGTTTGCGATGCGGAAGACTTCATCCATCGATCGGGCATCAACCCGAGCAACTATTTCATACTGATCAGAGATCTCTTCGATTTCTTTGTCAGACATAAAAGTCAACTCACGGCAGTTTTCATTTTCGAAGGGAAGTTGGTAAATCATGTAAGTAGTCATTTTCATTTCGTTTCCTTTTCTATTCATCATAAGATAATTATGCTCCAAACCTGAATTATTGTAAACCCCCTACAAATGAAAAAGACCCTCTACTGGAGAGGGTCTCGAGATAACCTTACAGCTTGTAGGGTTATTTTTTGGTGAAAATGGTGTATGGACTGTACCAGATGTTCAGCCAGAACTTTACATAGAGGTCAAAAATCTGCTCAATCATTTCTAAAGTTCCTATGAGTTGGATCACCTGGCTCCAGATCTGGCATCCTGGTCATCATTTGTGGAGCTGCGCCCATGCCGAATCCAGTAGCACCAGAAGCAAGACTATTCATCATTCCACCTACAGATGGCATACCTGGTCTTGGTGGCATCGTTGGTGATGATGGTGATGTTGGTGCTGGTCTAGCTGTTGCTGCTTCCATTGCTTTCTTTCTCGCCTCAGGATCATTACCTGCTAGCATAATGCCAGACAATGTACCTGTTAGAAATGTAGCGATAGGAATAATTAACTCGAAGAATTTCTGATCAATAGGGCTAATAGCATTCAATGGTTGTGTTACAAAGATAATAGAGTAGAGAACTACGAATACGATTCCTGTTAATGTTAGTGCTAAACATACGCCAATGAAAAAACGCAGTCTCGCCATCAACTGATCTTCTGTATACATAAAATTATCGTTCATTTGCACATCGCTCCTGTAGTTGTTTGTGGTGTTCCTTGTGGTAATTGATCTGGTGGTGGTCCAAGTCTTGGATCTCTTCCACCTTTAAATATATGTTCTGGACATTGTCTAGTTACATCACATAATGGTTTTTTGCACATTTCTTTATCCCAGTTTGCTGGGTCTTGGCATGGATAACGAAAACGATCACCACCAAATACAGCAAGAGCAAGTGGCAATAGTATTAATACACCCAACCATTTAAAAAGTTTCTTGTCGTTCAAAATCACCTCCGTTATTTTTTATCGGTCTCTTGGTCGTCAGACTTTTTATTCCATTTAATATCATATGCTTCTGATAATGCAAAAGCAGAAACTATTAATGCTATCAAAGAAACGATATAAGCTCCAGTTGCCATATAATCCTCCATCATTTTTGTGCGCTCTTTGCTGCACTTTTTGTTTCGTGAGATCTCTCTACTGATTTTACAACAATAGAGGACATACCTATTATGAATGCTATTAAAGCAAATATTTGTGGCGCTCTCATGTGAACAACTTCCCTGCTGCATACATCAACGAAGTTACACCAACGACCCACCAGAACATGTCGTTGATCTTTTCTTCATCTTTTTTCATTAACTTTTTATCTTCCTCGTCTTGTTTTCTAATCTCTTCTTTTAGTTCTTTTACTCTAGCCAATCCACCTTTACCATACTGTTCTACTATCTGTTCTTCCATCTCAGAGATCATTCTCTTTCGTTCTTCTTCTTTTTGAAACTTATCGAATGCTTTAAACTCTAGTTCTAAAATGGCTTTTTCTTTGGCTCGTCTCTCTGCCTCACGTTTACGCTGTTCGTTAAGGACTGCCTTATGATTTTCAGATTGAACATCTGTTACTATTTTAGCACCCTCTTTACCAAGATCTCTAGCCTGGTGTAGTGGAGCCAATAGTTCGCTTTTCTGCTCTTTATCGCTCATGGCAGGATGCGGTTAGTTGAATTGCTGGGGATCGAATCAGAAACTGCTAATGAAGACATAACAAAAAGCAATAATGCCTTTTTGTTCATTTTACTACGTAACCTCCTTAAACACTATTTAGGTTTTTTGCAGGTCCTGGACGTCTTTGGCTATGCCCTTTACCTCAGAATTTACCTCAGACAGATACCTACCCAACTCTTTTTTGGGCTCTTCTACCCTCTGGTAGATTTCTGGCTCCCAGTCCTTTTTTGGCTCTTCCTTGGGAACCTCTACCTTTGGCTCTTCTTTTTTAAAGAACTCTTTAACAATGGTTTTGGCTTCCTCTGGAATTATCAGGGGTGGAATTGGTTGTGGTGCTGGGGTCTGTTTTTTGGGTTTGGGTGGTTTTACTACTGGGAAATCTTTCTTCATTTGCCAGTTAGCAGCAACTAACAACAATACTGCTAATGGATCAAAAACGAATACTATAAGAAGAATAACAACCCTAACTGCTTTCTCTAAAATATCTTCGTCAGGGTTGTCTGCATACAAAAGTGCTGCGATATATTTTATCGGACCGACTTCGGCTTCGACTTTGCGGACTTCGCTGGCGATTGGCGCACGCTCTTCGTTGAGTTTGGCGATCTTCGCTTGGCTGGCGCCGATTTCGTTGACGAGTTTGGTTCTTTCGTTTTGCTGTCCTCTACGGATGGCAATGGATCGTTCTGCTCCTTTGGAGTCGTCTGATCTGCTGAGGGTGGCGTTGACTTGCGCATCCAGTTGAGTAATTGCTGTACGAGCTGCATTAATATTCTCCTTTTCTATTTTAATCTTTTCATCAATGAGATTTAGTTTTGATACTACATCACCTGTAGGTACTGCTTGATCTAAGTGTGCCTTGGATAAAAATCCAAAGATACCCATAGATGTTAACATCATTAAAACAATTAGAGCTGTCAAGAAATATATCTTAAATAGTTTTGGTATTTCTTTCCAACTTCTATATAACCATGAAGCGACTACAAGTTTAGATGCTTCTAACAATGATCCCATTATAGCAATAGGAATTGCTGCAGCTGCGAAGATTGCGACTAGTCCTGCAATAGCATACCATGCTGCTACAGCTGACAATGATAACGCAACTCCAAAAAGTAAATATGTCATTTTTTTACGTGTGTCCTATGTACTCTTACTTGAATCTGACCATTATACCATTGATCGGGATTTTCCAAAACTTCATTGATAAATTGTTCTTTGGCTTCAAAATAAGATGCACTCCCTTTATTCTCACAGAGTCTTATAATTTCTCTGGTGAAGTTTTCCTCACCTAACTCTTTAACATCTTTTTGCACTTCTTCTGAGGAAGACCAGTAATCTTTCCAGTCAGATTCTACTTTAGTTCTTTTCTTTTTACCCTTTACTGTTTTGCTTCTTGAGAAATAAAACAGTTTCTTACCAATATACTTTTTATTAGTTTTCTTGTTTGTTATCAAGTAAACGAATGCTGCATATCCTTCTGGGATCTCAGAGAATTCGTTCCCTTGATATGTCCACATTTATACTGCTGACAAAATAGCAGAAGCAGCATTGATAATCCATCGCTGAGCGATCTCATCAGTTGCTAGTTCTTGTTGTGCTCTAACTTGAGCAATTTCTCCAATGAGAAACTCGAACTCATCTCTAGATAGTTGTCCAGCTTGATACTGCTCGCCGACACTTATCATCTCTTCTGCTAAAATTTTAGCTGCATCATTGGATGCTACGTCGATCTCTGATCTAATGTGTTGTAAAATGCTCATCTTCCTCTCCATGCGTCTGCAATAGTGTCAACTCTGACACGGTTAATTTTAAGCACAGACTCGCAAAATATTGGATTTGCTGAGGAATGTGCCTTCTTTAGTGCTACTTGTAAATCATCCACAGATTTAGCCTGTGGGTCTTTTCTCAATTCAGTATAGACTTTTAATCTCTCAACTTTATCAAATAACGAATCCCAGTTCTTATCGCCAGCACACTTAGTGTTGTTTAATGTAATCTTTACACCAACCATCTGATCAAACATAACTGGATCGTGTGGTTTCGGTAGTATGATAGAACACCCTGTCAAAAATATGGATGCTACGACTATAGTTAGTTTCATTCTTCGTCATCCTCTTCTTCGTTTTCGTAGATGTCAGCAGAACACACTGGACAATATACGCAATCCTCGCTAGTGTGATCTTCTCCCTTAAGTATTATCTTTCCTCTCGCACCACATTCTTCGCAGTCAAAAAATTTAGTAGTCATTATTTCATGCCTTGTAGTTTAAGATTTAGCACAAAGTTCTCCACAATTAACTTTGTTATGCTTGCTAGCATAGTGAGTTGGTCATTCGTGTTATATATTTCTAGCACCTGAGATGCGATAATATTATATGCAGTATCCTCATCAATAGAGAGAGTACCCCAATCTATAGGATCCTCATTCTCTACCTCTTTTGCCAGCTCGACCAATGTTTTTACAGATATCATTTCGTTTCCTCATACATTATGGTATTAGTATCTCCCAATGCCCATTTAGGATCTGTTTCTACAGACCAGCGTTTTGTTGCTACCTTAAAATCTGGCATCTTCAGTTCCCGAGGATTAGATGATGGCTCACAGATAATAATACGATTGTTTGGCTGAGCAGCAAACTGCCCATTGTCGCAGCGAATAAAATTATAAGATTTGTGATCTTCGATATCTTCAGCAAATCCAGTATCAAGAATATTAAAATCAGGATGAGCAGAGTCAACAGTAAATAGATACTCGCCATATAACCATTCTCCATTTTTTAGTTTTATTTTACAACGCATTGATTGGAGTTGCGCTTTCTTTAATACTGTAACATCATACGAAAGACAATCCCACAGCTGTAAAAAATCTAACGGTAACGGCTCACCATCAATTGGTTTCCAACAAAATGCATGTAATGGCAACTTATCATATAAAGCGCCATAGTTATTTAAATATGCTTCTATGCGAAATGCTTGTCCTCTTAAAGACTTAATACTTATCCACCAGCAGGGTTCGAGTTCTCCATGACCTTTTTCAAAATCATAGAGAAACTCTCTGCGAACAAAACATTTTACAGGTGGTAGATTAGCAACAATATGGGACATTATGCTGCTTTAGCCCAAACATCTTCCCATGTGCCAGACAAAGCACCTTTAGCATAGTCAGTAACACGATTCTCAAAGAAGTTACCGTGCACTGGTGCATTAATCATTTCCTCTACCCATGGTAGTGGGTTCTTCTTAACTTTGAAGATACCTTTCATACCCAGACCGATAAGACGACGATCCGCAATGTAGCGAATATATTTCTTTACATCTTCAGCAGTCAGATTTCTCATTGGCTCGTTAGCGAATGATAGGTCAATAAACTTATCTTCAAGATCAACCATCTTCTCAGCAATGCTATAGATCTTGCTCTTCAAAGAATCATTCCAAATCTCTGGGTTCTCTTTGATAAACTCTTTAAACAAACGCATCATATTTTCAGCGTGCATAGTTTCATCAACGATAGACCAGGTAACAATCTGACCCATGCCCTTCATAATACCATGACGGGGAAAATTAAGAAGCATAATGAAAGAGCTAAACAACTGCATTCCTTCCGTAAAAGCAGAGAAGACCGCAATGTGCGTAGCAGTGTTTTCCTTTGTTGTATTCTTGGCAGAAATATCCAAAACATAGTCGTGCTTATCCTTCATTTCTTGATATTCAAGGAATTCATTATAAGTTGATTCTGGCATTCCGAGAGTTTCAATCAAGTGAGAGTATGCAGCAATGTGTAATGCTTCACGTGCAGCAAATCCCATAAGCATCATACGAATTTCTGGTTGTGGAAAATATGGAAGATAGTTCTTCACATAGCCACCAGCAACGTCAATGTCACCTTGCGTAAAGAAACGGAAGATGTTTGTTAAAAAATGTTTTTCTTCTTTAGTTAATTTCTTTTTCCAATCTTTCACGTCTTCTGCCATTGGCACTTCTGTATGTAACCAATGCGCTTGCTCATGCTTTAACCATGCATCATATGCCCAAGCATACTCAAATGGTTTAAAGTAATTTCTTTCGTCTGTTAGTTTTAGACTGGTCTTCATTCTTGTTCCTCTAATATTAATTCTATTGCATTAATTTCTTTATTGTATTTTGCACCAAGAACTTCTCTATATCCATTCTCAGTTGGGATCATTATAGCCATGTGGGCTGTTTTAGTTGTTACTCCACTGATTCTACTGCAGTTTTCCATCCAAAGTGTTTTTAGTTTCCAATATAGATCGTATGCGTCCATTAATTATCCTTCGCAGGCTAGACAAGCACCGTCGTCTTTGGTCAGTGCCGTTAAATCAATCTCTTTGATAACTTCTCTTTCAATACGCTTGGCAACTTTATCTGCCTTAGCAATCTTATCACTGCGGCAATAATACATCGTCTTTAATCCAAGTTTCCATGCCATAAAATGAACCGCATGTATGTATTTAATGTTGCTGTCTGGACGGAAAAATACATTTAGAGATTGCGCTTGGTCAATCCAAAGTTGGCGATCTGCCGCATGTTGCACCACCCAACGCTGGTCAATTTCCATAGAAGTTTTGAAAACATCTTTTGTCCATTCGTCCATCCAATCCAAGTGCTGAACGCTACCATCATTCGCAATAATAGTACGCCAAACTTCGTCAGCCCAACCTTCATTATGTTTCTCCGCTTCGACCTGAATAATCTTATCAAGATATCTATTTTTGTTTAAGTGAGAACCCGAAAGAGTATCCTGCCTATAAGCATTGGCACGATAAGGTTCAATGCTAGGACTAGTATTGCCCATGAGAATGGAAGAAGAAGCATTGGGAGCGATAGCCATAAGATGACTAAACCTATTCCCAGTACCCACCGCATCAGGAGCTTCACCTCTTCTGGACCCAAGTTCTTGATTAGCCACATTTAATTTCTCTCTTATTGTTTTAAAAATTTGTTTGTTACGACCAATTGCCATTGGTGATTCCCAAGGCAGATTGCACTTTTGTAGATAAGCATGCCATCCTAATGCTCCGATGCCAATACTGCGCTCACGAGTAGCAGAATAAACAGCTCTGGAAATAGAAGTGGGTGCGTTATCAATAAAATACTGCAGAACATTATCAAGCATTTCCGCAACGTCTCGAAGGAACAAAGGGTCATCTTTCCATTCATCATAATACTCCAAGTTTAAAGAAGACAAACAGCAAACAGCAGTACGCTTTTCATTTGTTGGCAGAATAATTTCTGAGCATAGGTTTGACTGATGGACTTTTAGCCCCTTATCTTTCAACCACTGTGGTAAATGCTTATTAGAAGTATCAATGAAATGCAGATATGGCTCACCTGTAGTCATACGCATCTCAAGGATTCTCTGCCATAGTTCTCTTGCAGAAACCACTTCGCGAATTTCTCCACTGTGTGGATCTTTAAGTTCCCACGAATCATCTGCGTCGTGGTCAATCATACACTTCTCAATCAGTTCCATAAATGCATCAGGAATGTTAATACCGTGATGCATGTTTAATGTTCTTAAGTTTTGATCGCCTGTTGGCTTTCTCATTTCTAAGAAAGCAATAATATCTGGATGGGAAATATCAAGATAAGCAGCATAAGACCCACGGCGAGTGCGACCTTGGCGATAAGCCAAACTAGACGCATCGTAAATTTTGAGGTGCGGCATAACGCCAGTAGATTTATCATCCGTCGAACGAATACCAAAGCCAATGCCGACACCGCCACCAAGCATACTAAGCCAATTAGTTTCACTAAGATTATCAACTAAACCCTCCGCAGTATCTTCAATATAGTTTAAAAAACAAGATATAGGCAAACCCCTCTTGCTTCTCCCAAAGGATAGAATTGGTGTTGAATATGACAACCAATGCTTGGACGAATAGTTGTACAACCGCTGAGCATGATCAAGATCACTACCAAACTTAGACGAGACATACGCGAATCTTTCTTGAGGGGATGATTCTTCTTCCCTCATATAACTTTCTTTTAATCGCAGCAGCCCAAGTTCGTCAAACAAACCATCACGCGAATAATCTACCTTTATGCCATGCACAACATCTTCCATACGAACTCCGTTATAATTATTTACTTACAAATTCGTCAACCAAAGGAAATACTTTGGCGATTACCTTAGCACATTCACGAGCCACCAGCATGTGTTCTTTTTGTGTTCCATTGGCGCTGCGCAATTCAATAAAATGTATCCAACTACGTAAGGTGCCATTCATATACATTCTAGATATAGTTAGCCCCTCTGGTAAAACTACTCTTGCTTGTTCTTTAGCGATGTTATTTTTAATCGCCCATTCATAAGCATGAACTACCTCACGCAGCACATCTTCTTGTTTTCTTTTCCATTCTTCCATTAGGTTCTGTTCACCTAAAGTCCAACCATTTATCTCAATTGAGTTCTGCCTATTTTTTGGATCTTGTAGTCGTGGCTCACGAAGAACGAACGACAGATCTTTTGTAGGATCTGCGTATCTTTGGCTAAACTCCTGGAATGAAAAAGAACGATGACGTAATATTTGTCTTGCTATATCACGTGTAGTTTCAATCTCTAAACACGCAGAAACCATCTCTAATGGCGACCAATGTTTATGATTGATGAGATAACGAATTAACTTCTCAGATGTTTCTTTATTTAATTGATTGCTAGGGTTCGACACCCTTGCACAGAAAGCAACCAAATCTTGCATATTCATCACATCAATCTCAACATTATCCATTTTGGCAGGATCAATTGCGTGTTGAGAATAACTAATTAACTTCACATTCATACTTTTCTCCATGTACCATATCTAAGTTTCGCTTCCAGACCAGAGAAGGTGTTTGTATTTATCATTTCAAGAATTTCGTCAGGCGTTTTGCCATGTAAAATCATCTCATTAATATCTTTTTCCATTACGAAATCTGGAAACATACAAACGCTATACCCTTCCTCAATGTACTTACCCATCTGCTTAACTATCTCTTTATTTCTCGGCTCATTATCCATAACTATAACGGCATTTGTCAACAATGACTTGATTGTTGGCGTATCAAAACTAGCACCACTCACAGCTATTGCATTGGGAAGGAATAGAGAGTCGATTGGTCCTTCCACAACGTAAATCTTTTTAGATAAATCTATGCGCTCAAGTCCATAGATCTTTTCCAGATCTTCATCGATTTTGATTGTATAATACTTAGGCTCCTCATCACCATACGCTCTGGCTTGGAAAGCGAAACATTTACTCTCTTTCGTAAAGAAAGGTATAATCATTCTTGGGTGCTCACCTTCAATTGGTTCTACAAACTTTGGCGAGACCGAGTTAGTAAACTTCTTAAACTTTGGTGCGAAGTAAAGATGTCTCCACTTATCTTTCGGTATTTTCCGATTCGATACATATTTTACTGCTGGGTGATTTTCTTCCAGTAAATCAATACGCTTCAAAGAAGACAGAACATTATCTTCTAATAAAACTGGAGTTGACTCTGGTAATTTTACTTCTTTGTGATCATTATATTTTGTGGCGCCAGCTTTGTAACGCTCTAAGACATACTCATCATATAACTTTTGATCAACATGTTTAATCAGATTTCCAAGATTAGTTCCATAACCACAGTTATGACATTTAACAAATAGATCTGATTTGGCGCGATAGATATATCCTCGTGCCTTCAATTTGTTTGTAGAACTGTCACCGCAGACAGGGCAACTGAAGTTCCACAAATAATCATTCTTCTGCTTAAAGTTTCTTAGCCGACCACCAAGAATACTTGCATACTTTTTGTCAATGTAAAGCATAATCTCCTCATAGTAGAGTATAATTATACCCTACAGCATAATAAAAAGCAAGTTATTTTACTACGTTTACAATATCCGCTAGATGTGCAACAAGATAGCCTATTACTGCAGCTCCGCCAATAACATACCATTTCCACTTCTCAAGATCACTAACTCTCGATCCTAATTTATCCACATCGTCAGATATTTGCTTGTGAATTTCTTGGTGTTGCTGTTGTGATATCTGAGCATTTGCATTCATCTTATGCTCTAGACGAGTTTGCATATCATCCATCTTATCAACAATCTCTCTTGTTTGAGTTGTGATACGAGAATGTATTTCTTTGATGTCTTGCTTAACTTCTGCCACGTCTTCCTTGATCGTCTCTACTTGAGTTTCCAATTTTGCGATTCTTTCCTGATCCATATGTTCCATGTTATTTTCCAAAATTATCTTTCTGAAATCTATACCACTGTATCCATGCGTCTATCTTCACTCTGCAGGAATGGTATTCTGAATAATTTTCATTGATAACACTCAACACGTCAGAAAGTTTCTCTGTAGACTCTACAAGTTTCAACTCTGGGCAAGTTTCAAGTAGTTCTTTTGGAACTTCTGGAAACTTTTGCTTGACGGGTGCCGTAAAACTCAAACAACCTGTTAATAAAACTGCTGGAAGTAATAATATAATTTTCATTTCGGTTTCTTCGCAGCATCATTTATAATACTAAGTACTTCTGGTGCTACTTTGCATTTCTCATCAATTGTTGTAGCTTGAATAACGATTGTTTCTTTTATCTTTGCCTTAGATTCAGCAACTGCTCTGTCTTTTTCTTTTTTCGTTTGCTCGAGATCTTTATTTATCTTTTCTGCTCTTTCTTCTGCTGCCTTAACTTGTTCTTGCGCAACTTTAACTCGCTCGCGCCATTCCATCTCGATGCCAACACCACCCTTAAAGTATACACCAGCAATAAGCAGAATCAATCCTAAAAGTTGTAGGATCATTCGGTAAGGAATAATCCATGGCATCCATCTGACGAAGAAGCCAAAGAAAAACGATACTACGCAGCCAACTATACCTGCAATTAAAACCCCGTTGACTACTAATTGTATTAGCGCATCAGGTATAAAACTAAGCAGGAACATTGATTGGTTTCTTCCTTCTCGCCATCACTTGGTATTTGCTAATATCTTTTTTGCCAATCTTTGGTTCTGAAACAGAAGCACCAGCTGTATTATTTGCAGGTGCTTCTTCGAAAAACTTTTTAACTTGTATTTCTTCTTCTACGAGATATACATTGTTCTCAACTGCTTCGAGGATTTTATTAAATCTATCTTCCATCAATGACATACTACGATTGTTAGTTTCATGATACTCTTTAACGAGATACAAAGCAGCTACCAGGTTCTTTAATTTACTATCTCCACCTGGAAGTTTGAGGAGAATCTTTTTTAGATTGAACGCCAAACGATGCAGATACGTATAAGCATCTCGCTCATCACTTGTTAACTGATAAGACTTCTTTAAGTTCTTACCTTTGTCGTCTATAATACCAAGACGAAATGCTTCTGTTTCTTTAAATGGCTTTACAAGCATAGAAAGAATTCTAAAAGCAATCATGTTATCAACAAGTCTTGACATTTTATTCCCTTATATTTTTCTTAAACAAGAAATAATAGTTTCGTCTAATGCAATATCTGACAATATAATTGAGTAGTTGGGAATCTCTTCAGGCATTCTCTCCAGGTAAACTAGAAAGGTTATTAGAGAATCCCAACACTCTTTGTCAACTTTGTAAAACAACATATTCAGAGTCGCATCACCAAATACGTTGTATAAAACTACAAGGTGATTTAATATAAGTCGTTCCTTCAAATCACCATTCTTTTTGTAACGAGAAAGTAATTTCTTAAGATACAAAAATCTTTTAAGATCTTCGTCAAACTCCTCAATGCTATGGCACTGAGGATTATCATAATTGCGCATACAATACACAATGAAATTATTTTCGTTCAAAATTTCCATAACGAAAGAAAACTAATTACAGACTAACTGTCACTGCGTATGCCGAAACGATCCACCATTTGCTACCAACCCATAACAGAGTAACAGTAGAACCAGTTCCAGTGAAAGTAATTGTTGCGTAGTTGGTTCCTGGAGTTTGTGGAAGTAGAACTGCTGGACCGCCAGCATGTTGTCTACAAATAATAGTTTTGTATTGACCAGCAACACCGTTTGCTAAAACATACTGAGTAGAACCTTCTGGATGAATCAAAGTGACTGCGCTGGTCAAACTGATAATTTGTGCGCCTTGACCTTGGATGATCTGTGGTGTTCCACCTGCCCGCAGGAAACCATTATATGCTATGTTTCCGTCAACGTCTAGTTTTTCTGTTGGGGTTTGTGTACCGATACCAATCTTATCGTCGCCAGCATTGACGTAGAAAAGATCGTCGTCATTATTACCGAGGATACGTGTATCCTGGTCAGCACCTGCTGCGTTAACAATTACTGGGCTATTTAAATTTGCAAGAAAGTTAGCAACAGTTAGTTTCTTGTTGCTACCACCTTGTACGATTGGAAGTAAATCAGCTGATGCAGCAGAAGTTGCTGCTGTTAGTTCAGATATTTTTTGATCTGCCATTTGGCTCTCCTATTAAAAATATAAATTGGTGGGATTTGTTACAATCCCACCTCGTTCTAGGTTACTAGA